AAAAGAAAAGCAAGCTAGAAATAAAGCACGTACTGCTACTGCAAACACAGAAATTGATAGAAATAAAGCAACTGATAAACTTCATAAAATGGGTCTGAAGCGTAGCATGGATAGAGCTAAACATTATAGTGATCGTATGAAATTATCAGGTATGAAAAAAGAAGAAGTCGAACTTGATGAAGCAAAGCGTGGTCGTTCTACAATGGATAGACTTAGAGATATGCAACAAAAGTCAAACGATATGGCCATGTCTGATAATAAAAGAAAACCAAAGAAAAAACTAAAGGATATGCGTAAAGAAGAATCTGGTGCAGGTGAAGAAGGTACTGATAAGCTAGTAAAGAAGTATAAAAAAGACACACCATGCTCGGACTAAAGCAATACATTGCAGAAGGTATTAAGCTTAAATTGATTCGTGGTAAGGATCAAGATGTGCTTAAGATGTGGAATAAAGGTGATAAGAAGTGGGTTGAACTGAGAGGTAAACCTGGTTTCGAAAAAAAATACGATCCAAAAGATCCGTTACATAAAGCAATTGCTGCTTTAGGGAAGTCTGCTAATATATCTGACTTCGTAAATGGGGATGAGGTAAGTATTAATCCAAACCATCCTGATGGTAAAAAGGCGTTAAAAACAATAGAGAAGCTAATGAAATGAAAAACTTTAGAGATTTTGTAGAAGTACTACAAGAAAAAGACAAAGGCGAGTACGATTACGAGGGTAGCATGGCTAAGACTCAGCTACGTACAATGATCGATGCAGCTCAAGCATTACATGATATGCTTGAAGATGATGAGAACATGCCTGAGTGGGTTCAAGGTAAGATTACAAAGGCGACTGATTACATTGATACTGCTCGTGACTATATGAAATCTCAAGAAAAAGAAACAGGGCAAGTTGATGAAGGTTCTGAGACTTGGGAAGCAGGTTATAAGCGCCGTGTCGTAAAGACAACTAAACCTGAGCATAAAGAAAAAGGTCATAACTGGCGCATTAAAGGTAAAGATCGTCCTGAGATTTCTATTAAGCTTTATAAAGAAAAACCATCACAGGCTGAGTTTAACAAGCAAATGAAAAGAGTAGCGGGGCACGAGTTCGGTGGATAAATTTAGTACATATACAGAAAATCGTATTGATGCCATTTGCGAAGAATGTAATTTATACGAAGATCTAGTTGTTGAAGCAGCTGAATACGAAGGTAAAAAAGTTAAACTTAACGATCCTATTCGTACATCTGAAGTATCTGGTAAAAAGTTTAAAGTTTATGTAAAGAACGAAAAAGGCAATGTTGTTGTAGTTCGTTTTGGCGATCCAAATATGGAAATTAAAAGAGACGATCCAAAGCGTCGTGCATCTTTTAGAGCTCGTCACGGTTGCGATAATCCGGGTCCTAAATGGAAAGCTAAGTATTGGTCTTGCTATCAGTGGCGCGCCGGTGCTAAAGTAGATAGTTAATTTAATAAATAGAAATAAACAAAAAACGGGTAATCTAATGAAAAGCTTTAAAAACCATATTGAAGAAGCATATCGCAAGCCAACTCAAGCAGAAATCGATGCCGACAAAAAGAAAGAAAATGCTGGGAAAAATCGCCCAAGTATGGATCATAAATCAGCAAAGAAATCTGTATATAAGAATATGATGGGTGGTCTTAAAAAAGAAAAAGTAGAACTAGATGAAGCCGCAACGCCTCAAATGAAAAAGGCAGCTGCAAGTATCGAAGCATATGCAAAAAAGCATGGTGGCATTGATAAAGCAGACTTTATGAAAGCAGCAAAGATGCTATCATCTGGTAACGCGGGTTCAAACTTCATTAAGTTTGTAGACGATCTTGATACAGAACCACGTGAATGGTTAATCACTAATCTTGCTAAGACTATGGGTAAACAAACAGTTGAAAAAATGTTTAAAGTTAAAATCCGTGAAGAAGTAGAACTTACAGAAGCAGATATTGCTGAGATTCTACGTCAATATGCTTTAAGTGAAAACGTAAATGCAGATCAACTTGCTGAGTTAACCGAAGAAGAAATCAATGAAATTATTGGTAAAGCAGTTGGCGGTGCATTTAAACTTGGGGCAAAAGCAGTTGTAGGAGCTGGTCGTATGGCTAAAAAAGCAGCTAATAGAACGACTGTTGCTGGAAGAGCTGATGCTGCTGAAAAGAAAGCAAACGCTTTAGAAAAGAAAAACAAAGACCGTGAACGCATTCAAAAAGCTCAACAAAGACTGAGAGATGCTAAAAAGGCTGCGCGTAGCTCGTAATAAATAACTATAATAATAAAAACCCTATCAAGGAGAAAAACAAATGGCACTTTGGGGAAAAACAGACGCATTAGCTTCAGTACCAAAATGGTTAGAAGACGATGCAAATAACACAAATAAATCAAATGACCGCGATAACGCGATCTTCATCGACTTGACAGAAGCAGGTATTGCATCTAACCGTGCAAAAGGCTTGACTGGTCCAGGCTGGTGGTTGTATCATACATCAGGCGGCCGTCATTATGCAGAATGCTTAGTACCTATGAAGGTATCTGCAGCTGATGCTGGCGACTTGGGTGTAACAGGTGATACAGCTGACGAAGACGCCATCGCAGCAGACAGTTAATAACGGTTAATATATTATGAGATTAGCAGAATCAACCTTTCTGTTATATGCTTCTAAACATTACGAAAATCCTCAATGCTCTGACATTTCAGAATTTGAGGAAGACTTAAAGCGATTTCAATATTTAAGAAAGTTGTTTGGAAGATATAGACAAGACGATGATTTAAAAGAGAGGTTGATTCTTAACCACTTGATTATCATATACAATGTTTTTGGGCCTGAAGCTACAAACATGTTATTCATGCGTTTGCACGAGTATCATGAGTACCTTAAGCCATTTGTTGAATATTTGAACTTCATGCCTGAATTCATCTTGTACGAAGACGTGGTTTTACACAAAAGTAATATTAAATCAGATGCTTTTATATCTGAGAAGCTTAAAGGAATCTGACCAATGGTCGTTGATTTATTTTTAGTATACCAATTTATCCGTAGATTAGCGACCCCTTTTAATAAGTGGGATGCTTACAAAGAAGGCGTTATTGACGATAAAGGTAATATTCTAATCAAGAAAAAAGATCGTGACTCCAAACAGAAAAAAGCTTTTGGAGTTTTTGATGTTATGGTTAGAAATATGAAAAGAATTCTAGCAAAGCTTCCAGGCGGTAGTACTAGACTGGCTTCATATGCGGCTGCTTTATTCTTAATTAAAGAGCATAAAGCTTTTACCGAAGAATCTCTTATTACCGAAGATATAGATGAAGATGATTTAGAAAAGTCTTTGTCTTTATTTTCTGAGGCATACCTCAATTATACCACATTAGACGACCGTGTCAACGGTTTTTTATCAGAAAAGTTAAAAAAATCTGATGATATGGGTACATGGATTAAAGATTTCTATGACTCAGATGCTCCTCAATTCAAAGGCAAATCAAAAGCAAAACGCCGTCAGATGGCTGTTGCTGCAAAGCTCGATGCTATGGATGAAGAAATCCATCCAGATGTAGTAAAAGCTTATAAGAATTCTCGAAATGCTGAGCACAGGGATGGAGACTACGGTACGACTTATACTAAAAGAGCTGTTACAAGAACTGCGAATACTTTATCTAAAAAAATCAAGCAGCATCATCCAGGTCTTGATATGCAAGGTAATATTAAGCTTCGCACTCAATTACAAAATATGAAAGAAGATGGACCTTGCTGGGATACTCATAAACAAGTAGGTATGAAGAAGAAAGGTAACAAGCTAGTGCCAAACTGTGTACCAAAAGAAGAATTAGAAGAAGCTGCAGCACCACGATGGAAGCGCGCTGGTCCTAACGGTGAGATTCAAGCTACTATTGGTGGAAAGAAATATCAAATTGAAAAAGCACTAGACCATAATGAACGCCATAAAGGTGAGTGGAAAGTAATGGTCTGGGATAAGCGCAGAAATAATTGGGAATGGGAAACTACCGAATATGGTAAAGCCAATGCTAAGGCATGGATTATGGATAAACTGCAAGAAACTCCAGCAAATAACGTGGGTGACGGGAATATAGCTGGAATGGATGGTGGCCACATGTCAAAAGCTGCTCAAAAGAAATGGACTTCAGGAAATAAATCTAAAAAGAAGAAGCTTAGAGATATGTTAGGAGATAAACTATGATTACATTAGAACAATTTAGTGCGATGATTCCAAAAAATAAAGATCCTGAATCATGGTACAAAGCTGCAACTGAAATGTTTGAAGCATATGATATTAATACATCAAATCGTATTGCTGGTTTCATGGCGCAATGCGCTCACGAATCATTGGACTTTACTCGTTTAGAGGAAAACCTTAACTATAGCGAAAAAGCATTGAACGCAGTGTTTGGTCGTTATTTCGGAAAAGGAAAAAGAGATGCTGCAGATTATGCGCGTAAACCTGAAAAAATTGCAAACTATGTTTACCAAGATGAGTTCCGATCTAAGCGAGGAGCAATGGGTAACGTTAACGACGGCGATGGGTGGCGGTTTCGTGGCCGGGGGATCAAGCAACTTACTGGCCGAAACAATTATACAGCGTTTGGCAAAACAGTCGGAATGTCAGCAGAAGAAGCAGCAGAATACGTAGCTACACCAAAAGGTGCTATTGAATCTGCATGCTGGTTTTGGAAAACAAATAAACTCGACAAATGGGCCGATAAAGGTGACAATGTAGGGTTGACAAAGAAGATTAATGGTGGTACAATTGGATTAGATGATCGTAACCGCCGTTGGGAAGAAGCTCTTGCTATTCTTGGTGGTAAAGTGCCTGCACCTACTCCTAAAGCATCTTCATCTGCAGTACGTACTTTACGAAAAGGTATGAAAGGTGATGACGTTAAGAAAATGCAAAAAGCAATTGGTGTAGGAGCAGATGGAGACTTTGGTCCAGGTACATTAGTTGCAGTTAAAAAATGGCAAAAACTAAATGGCTTAGTTGCAGACGGTATCGTTGGACCTGCTACTCAAGCTAAAATGTTCGAATAATAAATAGAACACTATAGTAATTAAACAAGGAGAAAGACATGTCTTTAGAAAAAATCGTTGCAGAAGCAATGGCAGGTCGTCCGCTTGAAATGAAAGAAGCGTTCGAAGAAGAAATTCAAACTCGTATTGAAGCTGCTCTTGAAGCTAAAGCCGAAGAACTTATGGCTGGTGAAGAAGAGCTAGAAGAAGAAGCATCTGACGAAGAACTCGACGAAAAATATAAAATGAAAAAAGAAGAAGATGACGACGAGGAAGACGAAGATGAAGACGAGGATGATGATGACGACGAAGAAGATGAGGACGAAGACGAGAAGTAAGACCTTCTCGAAGTAATCATGTTTACGTCAATCAAAATTGCAATCGTTGTAGTTGTATTAGCAACCGGCGGTGTTGGATATTTGTACGTCCAAAAGCTCCAGTCAGATCTTGAAACAGCTCGTGCAAACGTAGCTAAGATGGAAGTAGCTGTTGCAACCGCCGAAGCTAGTATAGCAACGTTGCAAGAAGATGCAGCCAAAATGACTGAGCTCAATAACAATCTACAAGCAGATTTACAAAAAGCAGAAGCATACGGTGATGATCTTCGTGGTAAACTTCAAAGACATAATTTAACAAACCTAGCTTTAAAAGAGCCAGGTCAACTTGAAGGAAAGATGAATGGCGCTACAGCAAAACTTTGGCGCGAGCTTGAGCAAGAAACTGGCGGCGATGGGTCTGACCCTCTTCCTAGCTGGTTGCGCCCTCGGGAGACCGGAACCGGAGATACAAGTGGTGACGGAAATCCAGAAGACGACGGTGCCGACAGTAGCTCGACCGAAGCCGATCAATCTGACTGATACACGATTATACGTAGTTAATGAAGATAACTTAGAGGATTTCCTCAAAGAGTTTGAAGAAGTTAACGGCAATCGTGCATTTGTAGCATTTAGTGTTAAAGATTATGAGAACCTAGCTTTAAACATAGCAGAAATGAGAAGATATATTCAACAGCAAGGCGAAATAATTGTATACTATGAAGAGGCTGTACAGCCAGAGTAATAAATAGATGCATAAGTGTACATTATGAATGAAGTGAGGGTCCATGTGACCCTTTTTTCGCTTAAGAGGAACTTAAATGCAGGACGAATTGCAAGAAATGAAAACAGATATCGCGCTCATTAAAGCCGACATCAAACAAATTAATAAGTTCTTCGCGAAAGTTGAAGGATCTATTGATATGATGTCAGATATTTCGACTCAGGTCGCAGTACAACAAGAAATCATTAAAAATACAGTTGACAAACTAGAAGATCTTGATAATATAGTGGAAGAACACCGTAAAGAAGAATCCGCTAGAACTAAAGTTATTTATGAACGTTTGGAAGAGTATCGTAAATCCGCCTTTGACGATCACTTGAGATTGTCTGAAGAAAATAAAAGGTCCCGTGAAGAACGTCATAAAGAAATGATGGTCGAAATCAAATCTAATAACCAAGTAATGATGAAAAGAATGGATGATCAAAATAGACGCATTAGAAGTCTTGAAAACTGGAAATACTATCTTGCCGGTATGGGTGCGGTAGTTATGTTTTTATTAGCAAAAGTTGTGAATCTTGGAGGATTTTTTGGTTGACATTTGGGCCTGATCCAATTATAATCTAATTATGTAACAAACTTTGAGTTTTATATTATGGCAGAATTTATCGATATTCAGTTTGCCCAGATGCTTTCTGGGAGGCTAGATAATTTCAAAATCAAACATACGAATCCGTATAAAATCAACTTCAGATGTCCTATCTGTGGTGATTCCCAGAAATCAAGGTCTAAGGCCCGTGGATGGCTGCTGGAGAGGGATAACAAGTTCTCCTATTATTGCCATAACTGCGGTGCTTCGCATTCATTCAAGAACTTTCTGAAGCAACAGGACCCTTTGCTTTATAACGATTATATTGCGCAAAAGTTTGTATCTAATACTGTAAATGAAGATACAAAAGATATCACTGAACAATTTAAAACTCAAGCACCAAAGTTTAAAGCTAACCCGCTAAAAAAATTGAAAAAAGTGAGTCAATTGCCACATAATCACGCGATTGTTAGATATATAAAACAAAGGCAAATTCCTTCTCATCATCATTATAGACTTTACTTTGCACCAAAGTTTAAAACCTGGATTAATGAAATTATTCCAGGCAAATTTGATTATGTTGGCAAGGATGAACCGCGTTTAGTTATTCCATTCCTAGATGAGCATGGAAATTGCTTTGGCGTTTCAGCTCGTGGTTTTAATCCTGATGGAATCAGATATATAACTATTATGTTCGAGGAACGACAAAAGATCTTCGGACTAGATAAAGTAAACTTTAATCATCCATATTATATTGTGGAAGGTGCAATTGACAGTTTCTTTCTTGAAAATGCTATATCAATGAATGGCGCCGAAGGAACCACTCATGATATACAACAAATTGAAAATGGAATCTTTGTGTTCGATGCCGAGCCACGTAACAAAGAAATTCACAAACGCATGGAAAAAGTAATTAAAAATGGACATAAGATTTGTATATGGCCTCACGATGTTCCAGGCAAAGACATAAACGAAATGTTTATTGCAGGAATAAATCCTGAAAAAATTATTGAAGAAAATACCTACAAAGGCTTGCAAGCCGAATTGAAACTCGCCAACTGGCGCAAAGCATAAATTATCATAAGGAGCAAACAGTTAATGCATGCAAAGCTTAT